ACCTCTTTTTACTTCTATTTCAATTGAGTTACCAATACAAACTGAAATTAACCAAAGCAAACTACTACCCATATAATCAATATTACTATCTAATTTAGAATTACATTCTAAAATATAATTTTGAATTGATTTAGGATAAATTTCAATAGGAAATTTTAAATCGTCTTTATTATACAAATACTGTTCTATTGCTGGTTCGTTATTTAGTATTTTTTTATTTTGTTCAATAACTAATTTTTTCAAACGTGATCCAAAACCTAGCTTGTATAATTCCTTTGCACCAATAGAAGTATCACCATTATGATAACTCCAACAATATGCTAAAAATGGACTTAATAATTTTTCATGTGGATAATTTGTGCCTGTAGAAAAAAGATACATACAATTTGTATCTTTAAATACATAACCGCTATGTGGTGAAGTAGCACCATGTCTTTTAATAACATACTTTTTAGATAAATTACCTACTATACTAAATTCACTTCCAATAACATCAAAAATAGAAGTTTTCTGATTATAATCATCCCAACAAGTAATTTCACTTTCTAAATATTCAATTTTATTTTTAATAGGTTCAATTGGAACTTCCTCAATAAAATTATACATTTTAGAAAACGACATTATTATTTCTCTATCATCATCCGAAATATAATCTATTTCAAAATATGATTTTTTAAATGCTTTATTTTCAGGATAAGCAAATACATAACCGCCAATGCCTCTAGTTTCTATAACCGCCTCTTTGTGACCTTTTAACTTTGCTAATTTTAAGTTACCCTCAACTCTTTTAGTTTTATAAAGTATATGATAACCTGCATTTTTAGTTTTATAAATAGCTACTTTTTCTTCAAAGTCTAAAATGTTATCTGATAAATAACCTAAATATTCTTTCCAAAATTCCTTTTGTTCCTTAGCAGTAGAAAATACTTTTAAATCAATATCTATTACCTCAAGGTTTTCAAATCCCGTTACAATACCAAAATTATCAGTACCAGGTAATTCAATGCCATCTTTTTTAAAAACACCTCCTTTATAATCTAATTGTTTTTTTAACTGATCTAAAGTTAATTTTTCTGATTGGCATTTTTTCCAAGCATAATTTGGAACTTTATTATTAGCTACTGTAATAATTGAAAAATAATCTAAAAACTTTAATATTTTATTTGTTTCTAACATTTTATAAATATAAAAAACCTTAATAGTTTCGAGGTGGTGGCTCTACTCCTATTAAGGTTATTGATTAAATTTGTTTAAAGTAATAAACCCACCACAGATATTACTTTTACAAACATACAAAAAAAAGAAACGCCCCAAACAAATGGAGCGTTAAATTTTACAAATTAATTATTTTTCTATAAACTTCATTTACTCGCTCTGAGTTAATCCCACGTGAATGATAAAATTCAATTACTATTTCAATTCTTTCAATAAGGCTCATACTACTTGCAAATCTCTGAATTTATAAGTATTTGTGAAATCACCCCAATTCACTAGTACTGGCAAATCGTTTGTCCGTTTATTATCGTTCCAATTGATTTCAGTTGAAACCACAACCCCGGCTACATTTACGGGATTGTGACGGTCTACATTAGTAGCGTAAACGCTGCTTTCTCTAAGTGTGACAAATGTTCCTATTTCCATGATTAAAAAGGTAGGTCGTTTGCAGGTTCTTCTTTTGCTATTGAATTTGGTTTTTCATCAACAGAAACCCTATCAATTTTCCATCCTTTAATACTATTAAAGTATTTAGTTTCTCCAGCAGGATTAACCCATTCTCGACCTCCTAAATTGATACCTACTTTAATATCTTGACCAACCAATATATTATTTAGTAAATCGCATTTATCTTGCACAAATTCGATTAAAATCGATTGCGGATATTGCTCATCCGTTGTAACTACCAATTCTCTTTTTTTAAATGAAGTGCTTACTTGTTGTTCTGCACTTACAAACTTTACTTTTCCGATTACTTCCATTGTTTATTTAATTTAATTTTGTTAATATACTCTGTTTTAATTTCAATTACTTCTTGCAAACGTTCTTTTATCTTTTCAATCATAACCTCATCACGTTCAACGATAATTTCATGATGGTATTCTGTACCCTCGTGAATAAGATAATTGAAGAAATATGCCTTATTTCGATTTGTAGACATCATTTGCATTTGCATCTGAGCGTAATACTTTGCATCGACTTCATTAGTTGCTACTAATTTAAAAAATGTACTTGATTTTGGGCATTTTATTTCTAGTATTGCATCGTCTGAAACTAATCCATCTGGTGACGCTCCTGAATGTTCACAATTATCAAAGAAACCGCAATTAGTAACTTCTAAAAACTCTAATGATTTTAGTTCTTTAAATTTAGCAAATGCTAAAGGCTCTGTATCAATTCCATTTTGCATATCGTAGCTTATATAATTCTCTTCAAATTCACCGTATAAAGCCTCGATAGCTTTGTCAATAGCGTAATTTTTTCCAGTTTCACCTAAACCACGAACTCCAAGTATTTTAACTATTTCGGATGCTGTAAATTTACCGTATCTTTGTTGTTTCCAACTTTCTATGCGTTGTAATTGTTCCATTTTGTTTCAATTTCTTTAGTTACTAAATATTTGTTTTTGATTTGTTCAATTGTTGCTTTTGCTTTCTTAGCAGCCTCAAAATTACTTTCGGCAAAATCAGGCAGTACTTTGTTTAATACTGGCTGCAAAGGCTTTATACGAACCCCATCCGTAATAGCACCCATCATTTTTACATTTCGATCCACGTAAAGTTCAATTCTCATTCCTTTCCAGTTTTCTATAACGTGGCATTCTTTACCAAGTAACCCATCTTTTTTAGCGAAACCAGCCAATATTTTATTATTAGTTGAGTTTAGTTTTAACGGTTTAATATTCTCTACAAAATGGCAAAAAATACCATCCATTTTAGTTCCCGAAACGTCAACTGCAATTTCATACTTTACATCTTTAATAGTAAAGATTAATGATTTTCCTGCCGTTTCCATTGCGTCTAAATCAGCACTCACTAAATGTGTGCTTTTTCTAAATTGTCGCCAATCTGTTTTTTGTGTTTCCATGTTTTATTTTTTTAGTTCAACAAATATAATTCTTAGTTATTTATTATTTAGTTTTTAGGTTCTTAGAATGATTATAAATAAGCATTCATCTTACTTTCAACAATTATAGTACTATCATTAGCATACCATTCATTTACTACAATATCAATTTGAGCGTGTGTGTATCCTATTTTATAAGCTAATGCGGAAGTGCATAAATGGCTAAATAAAAAATACATTTCCATTACTAAAATCTTTTTTGCTTTGTAGTTTTTGCGTTTGTCGTATTTCATCTCACTTCAATTTGACTTATTAAATAATCTCTAACTTCTAAATAATCTTTTATTCCTACTCCTAAAATTTCAGCATTATCAATAACCAAATTAACCAGTTCAATACATTCGTCACGTTCAAATCTTTTATTCCTACCTTTAGCCTCTGCTAACTTTTCCATTCTTGCAGCAAGTAATAATTCCGCATCTTTATAGCGATGTTGTGCAATTACTTTTTTTAGTGTTTCAATTCCTTTCATGATTGTAAATCGTTTAAAATTTCTTTTAATAATTCAGTTGCCTCTTTGATTTGGCTTTTTAAAGAGGCATTTTCTTTTTGCAACGCCTCTATTTGAAATCTTTGTAATTCTCTTAAATCTTCCATCTTAATTGTTGTTTGGTTTTTCGTGTATGCTTTCAATTCGCTTGTGAACGATGTTTAACTCTTTAAAGTTGTGTAATACTTCCTGCAATGTTTCAGCTTCTAAAATGATACTTAAATCGGTTGCCTCGTCATTCATTTCTGCCCAATAGGTTATTTTAAATGTTCTCATGTTAGTTATATTTAAAATAAGAGTTAAGGTCTACAACATTAAAAGTCACGTTATGCATATCGCAAAGTTGGATTGATGTATGTACTTTAATATCTAACCAAGAATGATTGTTTTTCAAATCGTTTATTATATTCTCTCCTAATACTGGATAAAGGATTGAATACTGTTGAAGTGCTATGTATGCGCTTTCTGTTAATTGTTCAAATAATGTTTTCATAATGTTTAGTGTTTTAGTGATTAATATAAAATTCTAGTGATAAAATAAATTGCTATTACTGCAATAAAATAAAGTTGGTACTTCTGTTTTGATAAAAATGTTTTCATTTGATTAGTTTAATTATCTGTTAAATGCTGTTTTAGTTGTACATAATTTGCTTCCATCTTTAAATTTAATTACAACGTGGCTTGTGTTGAATAAAACTACTTCTGCTTCTTTGCCAAAGTAGTTTACTATATCTCCTATTTTCATTAGTTTAATCCCATTTCAATTTTTAATAATTCAATTTTTATTTGTGGGTTTTTATATGCTTTTGTAGCCTCATCAAAGTTTTTAAAATTTTTACCCATTGTTCTTCTGTAATTACATTTTTTATTTACGTTAACATAATTACTATTTCCTACTACTGTAATTACTTCATAGTCTGTATTTGAAATTTTAAAAGAATAAGAAGTATAAATTGTTCCGTTTGATGTAATTTGATTTGTCATAATATTTGTTTTAGTGTTTCGCTTTATTGCTGGTACAAACATACGGCGACTATAAACACTCTACAAAAT